ACATGTACTTATAGAGATGACGCTTGGGGTAACACTACGTATAGCTGTGACAGTGGACAGAGTGGTACGTTACGCACCGATGCTTGGGGTAATACCCGTGACTCTGGTACTGGGCTTACGTACAACAAGGATGCGTGGGGTAACACCCGTAGTAGTGATGGGACTACTTACCGTACTGATGCGTGGGGCAACCTGCGGGGTAGTGATGGGACTAGCGCAAGGAAAGATGCTTGGGGTAACACGATCATAACTGACGGTAACACTACAACTACCTGCCGCACGAACGCTTGGGGTAACGTAGTCTGTAACTGATACCAGTTCTCGACGAAAAGGAGAGGGTTATGGCGATGACGCCAGAAGGGAAAGTTAAGAAGAAGATTGTTGAGCAACTGAAAGCGTTAGGGTGCTACTACTTTTTCCCTGCTACTGGGGGATACGGTAAGAGCGGAGTGCCTGACATAGTAGGTTGCTACAACGGAAAGTTCTTTGGGATCGAATGTAAAGCGGGTAAGAACACACCAACAGCTTTACAGGAGAAGAATCTCAGAGAAATAAGCGAAGCGTACGGAATCGCGTACGTAGTTAATGAAGACAACATGAACGATATTAAACAAATCCTCGGAGGATAGTATGAGTATTGATGACGCAACACCAGCCGATTGGGATCGGTTACGTAAACTCGGCCCTGCCGTAGAAAAGACTGGGCTAGAGCATTGGGGCACGGCTATGGCCGACACGTCCGATGATATGGTCAACCACCCCAACCACTATACCTATGGCAATATCGAATGTATTGAGGGTATAGAAGCAAGCATGACTGCCGAAGCATTCCAAGGGTACTGCAAGGGTGCCTGCCTGAAATACCTTTGGAGGTACGAGCGAAAGGGCAAGCCGTTAGAGGACTTGCAGAAAGCGCAGTGGTACCTAAACAAGTTAATAGAGGTTATGGACTATGAGTAAGTGGAATGATAAGCCATCATGGACGTTTATAAAATACCCTGTATCAAGCCACGAAGCTGACCCTAATTGGGTAGATGAGGGCGATAACGTGGACTGTAAGGTCGAGTTTACTGTCACGGAACAAGAAGGCAATATATACAACGTAATACATTATATGGAACGTTTCCTAAAGGCGAGTGGACATTCCATTGGGCCAGATAAGGAACTTGCACTGGTGCCTGTTGACCGCATGATACTGTGTGAGGCCGAGGCTAACCTTTATCTCCGCATGTTGAAAGATTATTCATTTGGTACGTCTACCAGTGTGTCCGACGAAGAGGTAGAAGAGGTGTTGATTGGGCGAGGACTAAAGGATGAGTAAGGGTAGCCGTCAGCGTCCTACAGCCGACACGTTCTGGGAAAACTGGGATAAGGTGTTTGGGGATAAGGAAGCCCCCAAGCATATTACCGAAGCCGAGCACAAGGCAGACATGGAAGTAGTGGACATAGAGGAGGATGAAGATGGACTTGATAACGGTTGACTTTGAAACGTATTATGACAAGGACTTCTCTCTCCGTAAGATGACAACAGAAGCCTACATACGTGATCCTCGCTTTGAGGTAGTGGGTGTAGGTGTAAAGGTAAATAACAATGCTACAGAATGGGCTAGTGGTACGCACGAAGAACTTAAAGAATACTTACATACATTCGATTGGGGTTCATCTGTACTACTATGTCATAACACTTTGTTTGATGGCGCTATTCTTAGTTGGTTATTTGACGTTCATCCTCGCGTTCTTACTGACACCCTTTGTATTGCTCGTGCTCTTCACGGTGTTGAAGTTGGCGGCTCTCTCCATGCGCTTACGCAGAGATACGGCCTCGGCGCTAAAGGGACGGAAGTACTAGATGCGATAGGTAAGCGTAGGCTGGACTTCACTGATGCGGAGTTAGACAAGTACGGCGACTACTGCATCAATGACGTGGAGTTAACCTATAAGCTGTTTAATGTTATGGGTAGAGGGTTCCCCAAGGGGGAGTTACGCCTTATAGACTGTACGCTACGTATGTTCGTGGAGCCTGTACTGGAGTTGGACTTAGGACTACTTGAGCAACACTTGGAAGACACCAAGCAGATAAAAGAAGACTTGATAACGTCTTCTGGTGTTACAAAGAAAGAACTTATGAGTAATCCTAAGTTTGCCGAACTGCTTGAGGGGTTAGGTGTCATACCCCCTACAAAGATAAGCCTTACCACTAACAAAGAGACGTTCGCGTTCGCTAAGAATGACGAGCAGTTCAAGGCATTGGAGAACCACTCCGACCCTAGAGTGCAAGCACTCGTAACTGCTAGGCTAGGCACCAAGAGTACGCTTGAGGAATCACGTACTGAGAGGTTTATAGGTATAGCTAAACGCGGACTTCTCCCGGTACCTGTAAGATACTACGCGGCACACACTGGTAGGTGGGGTGGCGATGACAAGATCAACATACAGAATCTACCTAGCCGTGGTGTGAATGGTAAGAAGTTAAAGAACAGTATGCTTGCCCCCGAAGGGTACATGATGGTTGACTGTGACTCGTCGCAGATCGAAGCGCGTGTATTGGCGTGGCTTGCAGGGCAGGATGATTTAGTCCAAGCGTTTACCGATAAGGAAGACGTGTATATAAAGATGGCGTCTAAGATATACAACATACCAGAAGAAGAGGTCACGAAAGACCAACGCTTTGTAGGTAAGACTACTATCTTGGGTGCAGGATATGGCATGGGTGCGGTACGCTTTGCAGACCAGCTACAGTCGTTTGGTACCCACATGGACGTAGAGGAAGCACGCAGGGTAATCCGAATCTACCGAGACGCTAACTGGAAGATAAACACGTTATGGCGTGACTGTCAGAACATGCTGGTTGAGATGTCGCGTGGTAACTCCGGTAGCCTCGGCCCCAATGGGATAGTTAAGTACGGGGCTGATGGGCATAATGGTTGGATACTACTACCGTCTGGACTCAAGATGCGGTATGACGACTTACAGTACGAGCAGGGTGAGCGTGGGCCGGAGTTTAAGTATAAGACTCGGCGCGGGTACACTAGGATATATGGCGGTAAGGTCACAGAGAATATATGCCAAGCGATAGCTAGATGTATCATTGGCGATCAGATGTTAGCGATTGCTAAAAGGTATAAGGTCGCTTTGACTGTACATGATTCCGTGGTATGTTGTGTACCAGAGGATCAACTTAAAGAAGCTACACGTTACATTGAAGAGTGTATGAGTAGCACCGCACCTTGGGCGGAAGGCTTGCCTATCACGTGCGAATCAGATAATGGTAAATCATACGGAGAGGCGGCAGGATGAGTGATATAGAAAAAGCAATGAAAGAAGCCCACGCGTTCGCGGACAGGGAACTAAAGAAAGCACGTAGCAGTGTGTCTGAACTACGCACTAAGGTTGTAGAGTACGCCCTTGGTACTGTAGAGATTAGTAGGATACATGCGGTAGGTGTTGCAGTTGTGTTTATGATACTAGGAGCATGGTTTGGGTAACGTAACAGATATTAACGAGTTTAAGCGTGCCAAAGAAGTAACCTCTAATTTCCCCGAAACTGACGGAGATTACCTGACTATAATAGTAGGAGAAACAAAAGAGGGGGAAGAACTAATACTTATAGAGCAGTGCGAGATGGAAGGTACTGTGGAGCATAAGAATACTATATGTATGGATAAGGATATGTTGCACACGCTGATAGCTGAGTTAGTAGTGGCCGCAGGTATTATAGAGGGTAAAGAATCGGAATGAGTATAACCCCGTGGTCGTTCTCAAAGATTAAGTCGTTCGAGCAGTGCCCTAAGAAGTTCTACCACCTCAAGGTGGCAAAGGACTACAGGGAGCCAGAGACAGAGGCCATGCTATATGGCACTGCCGTACACCTTGCCGCAGAGGAATACATTAGGGATGGCACTCCGCTACCCGAAAAGTACAACTACTGCAAAGACGTACTTGATGTACTGAATGGCATAGAAGGTGAGAAGCTGTGCGAGTTGGAGATGGGGCTTACTGAGAACCTAGAGCCATGCGGGTTCCGAGATGACAACGTGTGGTGGCGTGGTATTGCCGATTTAGTTATCCTAAACAAACGCACCAAAACAGCTTATGTGGTAGACTACAAGACAAGTAAAAATACTAGGTACGCTGATAAAGGCCAGTTAGAACTGATGGCTATGAGCATGTTCAAAATGTACCCCAAGCTAGAGAAAGTGAAGGGTGGCCTATTATTTGTAGTGTGTGGTGAGTTAATAAAGGAAGACTACTCCAAGCCGGATGAGCCTAGGCTATGGGAGAAGTGGTTATCAGACTACAACCGCATGGAACAAGCATTTGAAAATGATGTGTGGAATGCCCACCAAAGTGGATTGTGTCGTAGGCACTGTATCGTTACAGAGTGCGTACACAATGGGAGAAACTAATGCGCAGTAAAAGAAAGAAGCAGGTCAATGCCCCTGTCGGCAGTAAAGCGTTCGAGGCTAGGATGGAGCGACAACGTGCCAGACGCAAGATGGACAGAGAAGGTAAAGACGCTAACGGTAACGGTAAGGCTGACAAGCGTGAAGGTAAAGACGTTAGTCACAAGAAGGCACTGAGCAAAGGTGGCACTAATAAGGACGGTGTTACAGTAGAGGATCGCTCAAAGAACCGTAGCCGCAACTATAAAAAGAAAGGCAGTAGAAAGCCTAGGTAAAGAACTCCCTATTGGTATGGGTTGACGCGTGCTTGATGCGTCTTTAAACGATGTCGTGCCTCTCCTTATGGCATTAAGAATCAGCGGCATAAAATCGAGTAGTCCTAGTGACAATCATAATGCGGACTTAGCCCTATCCGTGGACGAAGCAGGGCCATTAAATTTTTTCGCGTGACGTGGACACCCACTTCATGCTATTTCGTATCGGAGCGATAAATGAAGATAGTAGATGATAAGG